CACCATCATCGAACTTGGCAACATTCATGCTTGTATATTTTGAAATATTTGGATTTCTTAACATTCCCCTTGGCTCTGGAATCATTCCACCAGCGGCAAAACCAAAAGGAAGACCATACTCAAAGGCAGCCATATGTCCACCACTTTGTCTAGCCTTAAGTTCTTGTGCAGCCTTTTCCTTAGCAAGAGCAGCCTCTGTTGGGGGTTTTTTAACTTCTGGCTTAACTCCAGCATGAAAGTCGTGAATTGCTTTCCAGTCAATGGCATTAGCCTCTTTAAGGTCTGTGACTATTCTCATGTACATATTACGCTCTTGATCTGTCAAATCTGGTATTTGTGTAATTGCCATTTCTGCTTTTGCAGACGCTCTAGCAATAGCATCCTTAAACCCAGCCTCATATTGTTCTGGAGTTGTTTGTTGTGCTATATAAGCAGTAGACTCAGCAAACCATTTTCTAGCGCCACCCTTAGTCATTAAGAAGTTTATCGCCGCCTGTTCTGCAACACTAGGAAGCGGCATTCCAATTTCTCTTGGCTGTGATGCTTTATTAGAAAGAAAACCTGCTCCAACATCTGCAACAACTCCACCATAAAGATTGTCTGCCTGAAGGTCCTTGTCTCTTCTAACAATTGCAGCAATTGCTTGATCATAAAAGTTACCAACAGGAATTTCATTTGTAGTTTGTGCAAACGCCTCATCATACGGTGATCTTACTGCAAAAACAATACCTCCCGTAACAGGGTGCTTAACCTTTATCACTTCTTGATCTGGAGTCTTTAATCCAAAAATACTACTTGTAAGAGCCGCACCACGGGCCTCTACCAATGCAGAATCGGAAGTATTATGAATCTTTACAGCATACTTCTTTCCATTAATCTCATAAATACCATTCATTCCTGGGATTACTGAACTCATTCCGCCAATACTAACAACCTTAGTTCCAAGTTCTGTTACTGGCATTGAAGCAAATCTTCCAGTTGTTGCCTCTTCGTTAGTTTGATCCAGCATCTCTCTAAGACCTCTAGCCTTTTCTACGTCTTTAAATCCTCTTATTTGACCTAAGAAAAGACCACTATTTCCCATATTGACTTGCATCCCATCAGGGCCAACCATTCCACCAGTATTATAAAAAGCATATCGACCATTCTTTGCCATTCTTGCTCTAGTTGATCCTTTATCGTCAAGGAGACTGGTGGTGTATCCCATGCTTTCGTATTGAGCAGCAAGATCGTTTTTAAACTTTTCAGCAGAACTACCTGTATTATTGAAAATCATATTGCTTTCATTAAACATGTCTGTAAGACCTAGTTCTTGAATAATTTGATATGCTTGTGGTGCTAGTGTTTGATTTCTATGGCTAACAAGTCTAACTTCCATTCCCATAGACTTAGCAAGCCTTATTCTATCTATATTTCTTTGAATTGGGGCTATTTGACTTGGCTCAAGTACTGACTTTCCAAACTTAAAGAAACTAAGATCTGTTTCATTTTTTGCTCCCATATAGTCCCATAAAGTGTCGTCAAGATCCACCATGAGCATTTGTCTTTGTCCAACCATTGGAAGGGGAAGGCCAGCAAGAACTGATTGTCCACCAACACCAGAAAGAGCAGTGTTATAGTCTAATGGATTTTGATTTTCTCCTTTAGGCCACCCGCCAGTAGAATGACCTTTTAAAGTTCCACTGTTCATTTTTTCTAGAACTGGAGCATATTTAGCAGCCATTTCTTTTCTTACAATAAATTCGCCTGGTTCAAGGAGGGCTGGAATCTTATCTCCTCCGCCGTATCCATCTAGTTTTCCACCAGTTTGTTTCTTTGTTGGTGCAGGAGGAACGTTTGGTGCGTTTGGATTTACTCCAAGGTTTGTTGGGTTTGCGGAAACTTGCTGAAGTGAAGCAATATATGTTTTCATTTCATTATTTAAAAACTTTAAGGAATCTGTTTGATTTCCAATTTTTGATGTTAGGTTGTCAAAACCTGCGGCAGCAGCAACAGTTTCTTGACTTAAAAACTCTAGGTCTCCAACCTTGATACCAGCAAGTTTTGCACCTATTGATGCAATACCCATTGCTAGTTTTATTCCGTTACCAACAAGATTTGTAAACAAGCCACCAAGCATAAGGATTGGTCCGGCAAGAAGGGTCAGACCACCAATTGTTTTTAAGAAGTTTTTTAATGGCTCTGGAAGATTTCCAACAAACTTTCCTACTGTTTCAAATAGTTTAGAGACTGTAGTTAATGCTGGCGTAACAATGTCTAATAGGGTACTTCCAATTGGAAGCAGTACATTTTTAACTGTTTCCATTGCTCTTGCAAACTTAACAGTAGCAGACTCTGTGAGTCTATTTAACTCTTGATTTGCTGTTGATGCAAGTTGATCTACAGAGGCATTAGCAAGTTCTAATGCTTTTGTGCTTTGTGATCCAGCCGTTCCAATATTATTAAAAAGAGCAGTCATTCTAGCAAACTGATACTTACCAAAGATTTCTTCAATAACTTTTGATTTAGCAAACTGATCAAGTCCATTTAAGGCTTCTTGCATAGCAAAAATTGTTGGCATAAACTTTCCTTGGTTTGCGTCAACAATTGCATTTAGGTCTACACCAAACTTCTTTGCAACTTCAGAGGCTTTTTGTGTTGGATTAATCAGAGAAGCCATACCAGACTTAATAGCATTTGCAGCCTCAGACGCTGGGATACCACCCTCACGCATTGCAACCATCAAAACGGAGAGATCTTTAATAGAGCCACCAAGACCCTTAACTACTGGACCAGCCTTTGGAATTGCCTCTACAAGATCATTAAGTGTTGTTGATGTTTGGTTTTCAACAGCGTTCAAAAAGTTAATTGACTCAGCAAGTTCATCTGTATTAAGTTTAAATGCTGACTGCATGGCAAGAGTTGCTTTCATTGCTTCTTGTCTATCCACGTCACCAAGCACAGCAAGCCTAGTTGTTTGAGAAACAGTATCAATAAGGTCCTGACCTTCTTTACCAGCCGCCGCAATATCAGCAGCAAGGGCGGCAGTTTCTTTTGCCGCTACGCCAAACTGTTCTGAAATTGTTTTAGCAAGACTTAGAACCTGATCTTTCATAAGGTTAGTTGCTTCTGTAGTATTTGCTGTTAGGTCTCCACCATATACCTTAGCAAATCTAGTAAGTTCTTTATCCACATCCATAAACACTTTAGCAATTGTTGATCCAAATAAAACAATAGGCATGGTCAAGCCAACAGTTAACTGACGACCAGTCCACTGTGTATTTTTACCAAAATTAATCATCTCTGTAGCGCCAGAACGAACTAGATGCCTAAACGTATTAAACTCATTACTAAGCAGTTTCATCTTTTCTGCTGAGTTTGTAATAACCGCAGCATCTGGAATAAAAGCAATACCTTGTTGCTTTCCTCCAACACTAACTCCTGTAGGAGCAATGATGGCTTGCTGGAATCTAAGTTGATCCCTAGCAAAAGTACGCATCATGGAATTTTGTCTAGTTACTCCACGATAAGCCTCTGAAAAGTACTCACGCATAGTAAGTTTGTTTTGTTGCAGCCTTTTACTAAAGATATCTGTTTGGGTCTGCATGTCTACCATCTTTGATGTGTAGCCATTAACGCTTCCAACACCTGCTCTGAATGTGTCAGCAAGACCCTTCTTTAAGTTTTGTGACGCTGCATCAAAAGCATTAAATTGGGCATTAAGTTTTCCCACTTCACTGGCAAGAATACGGCTTTGTGCAATTGCTGGACCGAAGTTAGCATCATATTGCAACGTAGCGCGTACTGTATCAGCCAATTTCAGTGCCCTCCATTATTTTATATTGTATGCCCATTTCGCTAGTTATTCCACTTGCGGCAGCACCAGCAGCATTTACATCTCCAGTTATTCTTGCTACAGCCCTTGCCATAACATCTTCTACTGTAACTGGAGCATTAGTGCTAGTACCTTCTTCAATACCATCTTTGTCTAAATCTATGCCTTGTATTGCAGCCATAAATTTTTGTTCCCTTCTTTCTACGCGATGTATAGCATTTATCGTAGAAATAAGTTCTGGCATAGAAAGCGACGACTCAAGTTCATCAAAATCTTTCCAGTGTCCTAGCAGAAAGACTTCAGATAGAATGGGGACTAGATCTAGTTGATCCCAGCCTGTGCCATCTGAGCCGCCGCTAGAAGATTTGGGTCTACGTTTAACTTAATGTCTGCTGCTACTTCAAGCACCTTATACATTGTTTGTAGGTCCAAGTTCTCTTCAACTGCGTCAGCAGTTTCGGGGTCAATCTGTTGCATTGCTATAGAAGTACATTTAATTAGTACTTCTAGAAACTCGTCTTCGCTAGTTGCTTCCTGAGCCTTTGCCCATTCCTTCATAACAAGTCTGAGGTTCTTAATATTCAGTGGCTTTACAGTAATTGTCTTACCGTCAAGCAGTTCAAGTTCAATTGTTTCATATACTTTGGTTGCCATTAGTATTCCTTTCGGGTTGTATATTATTATTATACATTATGAAAAAACAAAAGGACGCAATAAAATTGCGTCCTTTTGCTATGTTTTTTTTAGAATTAGTAAATTCTATCTACAATCTTGCCATAAGCGGCGTTGCCGTCTGCGGCTTCGTTTGTTTGTGATGGAAGAAGACGGAAGTTGACAGGGAAGAGTGTTGCGTTATCTCTTTGTACTGCTACTCCAACTGCGTCCATTGATGTTGCGCGGTATCCAACATAGATACGCTCAGACTTTTGTGTTCCTGTTACAATATTTGATGGTGCTGGTCCTACGAAACATACTGATCTTTCGATTGGTGTGTATCCAAGTGCTCCACCGTTCAGATCAAGTGCGGCTGCTATTGTGTTAGCAGATGCTGCACCAGAAATGTGGTTGGTTGTTGTAACCGTTGCTGCTGTGTTACCATCATTTACCCAAACATTGGCAGATGCGATTGTTGCTGCCTTAAGGTCTGTCTCCTTAGATCCAATAGCAACGTACAGGTTCTCTAAGGTTGTTTCGGTAAGTGATGTAGCAACCATTACTCTCTGTGAAGACTTGAAGAGTCTTGCAACGTCAAGAAGTTGGTCAACAACCACCTCACCATATGTTGGCTCAATGTTCAATGTTACACCGTTTTGTGTGTAACCAAGATGGTTCCATGAAGCGGAATCTCCTTGTGTCATTACTGTTGGATCTTGTGCCGTATCTGCTGATCCAGTAACGTTGATCTTGCTAAGTTCTACGCCTTGTGGTCCTACATAGAATGTAGCAGCACCGACGATAATGTTCTTTGGGTCAAAATTTCTAGCCATTTATTTCACCTCCTATAAGATTTTTTAAAATAGATGACGTTCCCTCATTAACTATGTTATCATGTGGCTAATTATTTTGTATAGTCATAATAGATTGTCAAAGTAGTTATATATTTAGGCTTATAACTATCTATTCTTTTCTCATCTGTTATAAAATTATCTTGATAAACCTTGATAAATTTAAAATTAATAGAACTGTCTTTTATATGATTATTTACCTCTTGTGCGCTTTTGTCAAATTTTCTAAGATTTTCACTTATGAAGTTTTTTACATAAAATATTTGTGGAATATCTCCAACAATACTATAAATTGCCCTTTCACAGTTTATAGGCCAAAAGTTTCCTTCGGGTGGCTCAACCAAGTAGTCATATATAACATAAGGCATAGTGTCTGACTCTGGAGCAAGATTCTCACTAACTGGATAAAATGGCCTAAAGTTGTAGGTGTCTACATTCCACACAGCACTTGATACCTTAGCAACCCCAGAAACAGAGCCGCTGGCTAAATCCCATAAATAATTATTTATAAGAACAATTGGTATTTTAGTATAATCAATCAACTACGTAACCTCCACTTGATAGTGCTATCATAACAGAATCTTGAACCGCACGCTGTGCCGTATCTGAAGTCAGCCCCGCATTAATTGATTTAATAATAGAACTTCTCTTTAACTTGATGCTTGAGTTTATCTTTTCAAAATAGTTTATGTCCTTAAGAATTCTATTTCCAGAAACAGAAATAAATGAATTAAACTCATTAGCAAACATATTTTTAGTATTTCCGCCTGGATTTCTAACAACTATTGATTTTTTTGTTTTTACAAAAGATCCGTCTTGTAATTGAAACATTAAAAAACCTGCTGTTTTTGGACTTATCACAACTGGCTTTGATTGCTGTTCCATAACAACAGCCTTCTTATAAAAAATTTGACCATTCCTATTAGGCATTTTAGAGTCTAGAAACGTAAATGATATTACAGCGCCCGCGCCGCTATTAGAAATAGTTTTTTTAAACAAGCGTGCATCTTTTTGTCCAGTCTGATCAAATTCATACACATGGTGTAAGGTAGAGTGGTTTGCTCTTGCTTTTGCGTCTATTAGGTTTTCAAAATAAGATGCAACTATTTTTGCTGCATTATTCTCTATTGTTTTTTTATTTGCACCGCTATGAACTGAAGAAATAACTGAAATGTCATAAGCACTTAAAGCAAGAATTTTATCTGGCATACCACCATCGTCAACACTTCTTCTTGCCATCTTAATTGCCACTATGCACCAAGCCTTTGTATTTCCTGTCTTTTCAATACAGTTTCATACTCTATAACAGAGCCGTCAAAATTAAATATTGCAGTTGAGCCTCTTGGCTCAAATATAGTTGATGACTGAAAACCACCATCTGAAGAAGAGTCTTGATTTTCTAAAAACACAACCCCTGAATTGTTTCTAACTCTCACAACTCTTCTATTAGTAGGAATAACTTCTGATGATCTAAGTTTAACTAATGAGTTTAACATGTTCATTAAATAGTCTACAGAAACCTCTGTGGAGTTTTTTCCTAAACCAGTACTTAGAATTCCTTTTACATAACAACTTATAGTTTTTTCAAAAGTCCAATTTTTTATAACTGCTCCAGTAGCATCTTGAGTTACTGTTGGTTGGTATATATCCACTTCCATGTTATATGATGTGCCAGCAATACACATAGCCATTTATATCACCATGTATCTAGGCTGTGTCATCCAAGGGCTAATAAGTTTATCAACCAACAAGTTTCCTGTACCTAGCGCAGACGTGTTGGCATAAGCAAGATCATAAGAGTCGTTAGATAGTTTAGAAATGTTTTTATTTCTAATATTAAAATCGTTACACAGATAGTCTTCAATTAGGATGGCAGTTGCTTGTTCAATAGCATTAGGAACATATTGGTATCCAAAAATCCCAAGAATTTTATACTGCTTGTCTTTCCTAAAGTTTCCTTGAAATGGAAACAGTGCAGTGTCTGATGACTCATTGACATTTTTTTCAAACTCATCTTCTGTATTAATTATTTTTATTCTGTTTTTAGAAGTTGATGGCTCTAGATCATATTCAAAATTGTTAACAGATGCTGTTGAAATCTTATCGTAGATAAGGATGTCATCTTCATATACTTTATCAATTCGTATTATTGGCTCTGGAAGAAAAAGGACGTCGGAGCCATTTCCATAAACAACAACCGTCTTATACTGTTTAGTAAAATCTACACCAATATGACTCTGAAGATACATTCTTGCTTTTCTTTCTAACTTTTTAATATTTGCATCTGTCTCTGAAGAAGATATCTCAGTGATTGACCTAGCCCTAGTTACAGTAACAAATGGTCTTGTTAGAGAAATATAATTTATTGTGGCGCTTGCACCTGATGCTGTGCTGCTAACAAACTCTACTTTTATATTTCTATCATAGGCGGAGGAGTCTACGGTTAGTGTTCCTGTATACACCAAGGACGCGCCAGAAGCAGCCGTGCCCGCCTGAATAAATTCATCGGTATCCAAATCATATGCCTCAAACGTGACGGACGTGACGCCACTAGCAGCAGTAAATGTTATTTGAGTTTCACTATTATCAGACCTCAAGAATTCAATCACTTATATGCACCTCATGTCTATTTTACTACACATTTGATAATAGAAAAGGGGCTGGTTATTACACCAGCCCCTACTCTATTTATTTATCAGCCTGTTACAGCGTTAGCCTTAGCCATTGCGGAAAGTTCTTCCACGTTTACGCCCATACGAATGAATACTGTATATTCAATTGTATCTTTCTTTGGCTTGAACTCACGGTGAACTGTTACATCTCTTTGGAATCCCCAAATTCTATTTTGTGGGAATGTGAGATCAACATAGTGATCTGGGTAGAGGGGAACTTCCATTACGGGAATACCGTAGATAGATGTTACCATACCTGCTGGACCACCAACGCGAGGTTGTGTGCCACGAAGAACACCAGAAGCAATGTCCTCTGGAACTCCACCAGATCCAAGTGCGCGGAGATCTGTGAGTAGAGTCTGTACATTCTTTGTTGATGCATAGAACTTCAAGTCGCCTCTACGTGCCTTGTACTTACGTCCAAGTGCATTGTAAAGAACCTCAAAGAATGTCACTGCTGAGCCACTCTTCAATGCTGCTGCTGTTGTTGCTCCTGTAAAGTACTGTGATGCTGTTGTAACTGTTGCGGCTGTGCCGAAGTGAGTTCCACCAGCGGCTCCGTCTGCAAGTGCAACGAATCCATCAATTGTGTATGGGTAAGTTGTACCAGCGTATGAAGCAGTACCTTGTGCAGCAAGACCATTGATAGCAATGTCTTCAAGATCGTTACCAAACTGTGAAGCCATTAGGCGAACAATGTGATCCTCAAGTGCTGATCCTTCAATGTTATCCTCAAGACCTTCAGTTGAAAGTTCGTAGTCAAGACGGAACTTAGTAGTAACAATCTCAACCTTGGTGAATTGAGCACCACGGTTTACATAACCCGTTGTTCCTGCACCTGCATCAAAGATGTTCTCGGATGCTTGAGAAGCCTTGCGGATAAGACGAGTTCCAACTTGGATCTTGTCAAATTCTGCTGTATTTGCTCTCATAATTTGTCTGCGTCCGTCATTACCAAGTACCATCTGGTCAAAGATATAGTCAAGGAATTGACGTGACTGTTCTGCAAGCAGTGAACCACCAGCATTTGTTAGTGGGTTGGTTGTAAGGTTCTCCATGTTGTCATTAGCAACGTCGGAGATAATTGCACCAGTACCAACGTCTGTTACTGCTTTATTAATAATATCGCTCATTTATTTACACCTCTCTTTCATATATTTTTATTCAGTTAAATATTTCTGCGGAGTTGAGGAAACGTCCACCCCATAATGACTTTCTCATCACAGGTTGTTCTGGAGCACTGTATTCTAGTTCACCAGACTTCTTAATTGCTGTATCTTCTTCCACTGTTTCCACTCTGGCAGACAACTGCTCAGTTGTGGAGTTTAGACCAGCAAAACTCTTTGTTAATTCATCATACTTTGCTTGCAAAGTACCAACCTTTTCGTCTAATGACTTGGCTAGTTCTGAGATAGCATTTGAGATTTCACTAAGGCCATCGTTTTTTGTTTCGACAGCCTTTGTCATTGTTGCCTCTAATAGATCCTTAACCTCACCTAGAGCCTTTTCAAGACTGAATGTTGGTTCGGAAGCGTCTTCGGCCTCAACCTCTTCTGGGTCGATGTCTGCCTTGGCAAGAGCAAGTTCGGAATCGGCATCTTCTACTTCAACCTCTTCGACTGTCTCTTCTACTTCAAACTCTACTTCTTCTGTCTCGTTTGGGTCTTCGGCGGCGTCAAGTACTTCTTGGGCCTCTACGTTTTCAGCCACTTCAACACCTCCTTCTGTATTCGGGAAATCAATTTTTTTTAATCCCGATTCTTTGTTCTTACTTGCCAAAGGATGACCCTTTGGTAATAAGTCTGTATCAAATGGCTTTCTCTTAAACTTCCCAGTTTTTACTGCCTGCAAGAAGCCATTTACTCTTGCAAAAGCCCACTGTTCTGCGGAAGCAACATTAGGACGAACAGAACTTGGATTTGATCTGTAAGCCCCTATTCCTCTATTATAAACTTGTTGTAACATGGAAAGAGTTACCTTCTTAGAATTAACGTTACCATATTTTTCATTATGTTGATTAACTTTGTCTTGTAAAGTTTCTTTTGTTGATACAGCCTTAATCATGTCTTCATCATGCATCTTCATGTTAAGTGGCTTTAATTTTCTAAGATTAGATATTTTTTTAGCAACCATTCTGTCTGTTGGAACAAACTTTCCACCGCTTGTTTCTCTATAGACTCTAACTATTGCTACTGGATTATCTTGACTCGCTTCAATCTTTTCATTAGTTCCGCGAACATTTACCATTCCAGAAGTTCTGATTGATTCTACTTTTCCCTTGGCATATTGAAGTGGTTGTGGGTCTTTATTTACTGCGTAAGCAACAAAGTCTCCAGAGGATAATTCTCCCGCCGCGACTTTATACATTCTTTTCATTTTCTTTTTACGTCTAAGGGATTCAGAAACACCGCCACGATTACCTTGAGTAGCATTTCTATTTGGAGTATTCTCAGAAGTTATTACTTCTTTTTCAGACATTTGCATATCATCTTCAGAAGACATATCTTCGTCAGAAGACATGTCTGATTCCATACTTGCTGCTTCCGCCTCTTCTCTAGATGAATAACAAGCGATCAGTTTTCCACTATCATCAACGACTCCGAATCCACCTTCGCAATCTGGGTGGTTCTCCATCACTGTACTCTTTTTCATTCTATCTTTCATTTTTTCTTTCTCGTCGCCATGCATCATTTTTTTAGAGAAGTAGGAGTCAACAACCTTGCCGATCTGGTCCATGTCATTTTCTTCAATCCATCCTATTTGAGTCATTGATGACTCACACATTGGACAAGAAAGGTCTTCTGCTTTGTTTGCTACAGCAACTGTATCTGAGTCACACCAAAAAATATTTTGTACAGAAACCTCTGTAGCAATACCAGATGTAGTAACCCCATCTTTAGACTTTTGAATAGAAAGAATATTTGCAAACTGATTTGCTGGACTATCGACAAGGGAGAGTTCCATAAGTTCATACTTCTTGACAAGTCTTATAGACTCACCACTTTCTTCATCAACCATCGGTTCTGAGTCCATGATTCTTCCACCGATTGAAAATCCTGTTAGTGTTCCATCTAAAACCATTTGCCAAATATCTTCCGCACCCTTAGAAACATAAGCGTCCACAAAAATTCCACTATATGTTTTAGATGTTTTGGGATCATAGAAGGTATTCTCT